CGACCATGTCGGCGGTGAAGGGTGCGCGGGGGACGGCGGATCCGATATCGGATGCACGTTACCCGGATTAGACCCTTTCGTAATCGGTCCCAACGACCATCAACTCATGATGTCCCTGGCTAAGGGCGGTCCTGTTCACGCAAAGTACAGACGGATGATTACCGTCTACCTCGATATTACGGCCCCTCTATACTGGTGGAAGGAGTTCGATACATACAAAGTCGGTACTGTTGCCAACTCCTGCAGCACCATGCATAAGATTCATGCGAAGGAGTTTGAGCTAGGCGATTTTAGCCACGAGCATCTGTTGGATTGCGATGCTGAAGAATTGCCGGGCGAAGATATGTTTCCTGCCCTCGAGTATGAGGATGACGAAATTATCTATAGAGAAAAATGGGATTCTGTCGAGGTTCTGAAAGTCACCATTACAGCTCTTAACCACTACCGCAAGAAATATCTCGAGGCCAAGACCAAGCCTATGAAGGAAGAAGCCAAACGTGCCGGCCTGATGAAAAAGTACTGGTGGCAGATGATTCAGCTGCTGCCCAGCTCCTACAACCAGAAGCGGACGGTTATGTTGAACTACGAAGTCCTGCACAACATCTACCACTCCCGCCGACATCATAAGCTCGATGAGTGGCACGTACTCTGCGACATGATTGAAAACCTGCCTTACTCCGAAATCATCATCGGAGAGAAGGAATGAGTCGTGGCAATAAAATGCTGTAACGGCTGCGTTCCACCAAGACGAACACCCACCTGCCATTCGACCTGTCCCGATTATATTATCGAGAAAGCCTTTAGTGAGGCAGAGCGACAGGAGGAGTTTGAGAAGCGTCAAGCAAAATTCCGCATGGCTGACCAGAGGGTAGATATTATGAGCAAACGTGTAAAACACCACGGACGCAAATTCGTGGACAAGACCCATTTTAAATTTGGATAAGGAGAAAACTTATGAAACCTAGTGAGAACGCCATCTTTATCGGTTGTATTATATTTGCGGCGCTGATTCTGCTGCTCTGCATTATCGTATAACTGTTTATAAAACCAGCACAGCTGGAACATCTCGCATAGCGAGTATTTGAAAGGAGAAAAAAACTATGGCTAAAGTAATCACTGTTCAGGACTGCGAGGAACTGTATGCTCGGTTCATGAAGTATACCGAAACCGCTGAGCAGCACGAATTCCCCCTGCTGTTTGCGATCAACACCAAGCTTAACCGCACGATGACGAAGATTCGTCTGACCGGTGAAGTTGGCGATCAGTCCGAAGCCAGAGCAATGTTCCGCGTAGTTCTCAAGACTATCGGCGGTGATATTTCCGAATACAAGGAGGAAGAAAACAAATGAAAATGACAGACGAAGCCGTTAAGCGGCTTGAGGATACCGTTGACGGATTCTCGAAGAAGTATGGCGTTGAGGTCATTGCCGACCACATGGTCCATAGTAGAACAACCTATTTAACATTCGTTCACCCTGCCGTCGATCACTACGTTAAGAAACATCCGTTCCACTGGGATGATGTCTCAAGCATTACCGCAGGTCTTACTATAATATTCGCCGATGTCCTAAAGTGGATCGAAAACCGCAGCGATCCTTTCGCATACCGCGACGACCCCCTTGCATACATCCGTGCTGATATTCTAAACACCGAGGCTGTGGCTCGACAGATGCCTGCACTTCCTAGCATCAAAAAAGTCCACTTCAGCGGCCCTGTTACCTGTGTGATTTGGGCTGACGGCACCAAGACTCTGGTAAGATGTAGCGAGAATGACATTATGGACCACGAGAAAGGTCTGGCTATGGCTATCGCCAAGAAGGCGCTGGGTACGAATGCGTCCGGTAGCAACTACTATGATATTTTCAAGGAGTGGCTGCCTGAGTGGCGTCCGACCCTTAGCGAGATGTTCATCATGGAAGCAATCCAGGAGAAGCTCGCTAGATTGACGAAGGATATTTGAAAGGAGAAAAAAAACAAATGACCTGTAGAGATAAACTGAAGATGGAGCATCCGGAATGCATCAGAGATGACTTTGATGGCGGATGTCGGCTCTGCCCTCATGACTATGGATATTTAGACAGACCTGACGACTGCGAATCTCGGACATGCGCCGACTGTTGGGATCGTGAGATTCCGGAAAATACGTATACTCCTTCGAACAAGTTCGCGCTGTATCCCATCGATACCGAGGAAGAAAAAAATCTGGCCAAAGACCTCCATCAGCTGTGGCCCAAGGAGAATCCGCATATTACGGAGGCTAAGAAAAAAGCGGATGAGTTTCTGGGCATTCTTCCGGCTGAGGAAGAGGTAAAAGATATTCATGGTAGAGGTATCACATTGACTATTAACCCTGTCCAGAAGGCCTATGATCTGATGACGGGCTTCGTCCACGAGGATAAGACAACCGACTTGGAGGAAGTCATTGGATATTTGGGCGAGGCTTTGGACGATAATCCCTACGTCGAAGAAGAATCTTCAGAACCCCACATCAAAGACTCCGGTGACCGTACCCAGTTCGAAACCGGTGCTGTGCGGGATATGCGTGAGGGCAAGGGCCGGTGTGATTTGATGCCTTTGGAGGTTGTGGCCGAAATCGTATGCGACAAATTGGGCCGTGACCCCATTCTGTATGATATTTCCTGCTTCCTGGACAAGGACGACGAGCAAGGGACTGCATGGCTCAAGGCCGCTCTTGATAATTTCGCAAATAAGGCCTATGGCGGTCAGCGTACTACTATGTTCCTCGAGGTCGCTAAGCATTTCGAAGAGGGTGCGAAGAAGTACGGCGAGAACAACTGGCAGAAGGGTATTCCGGTTCACTGCTATATCGACTCTGCGGTGCGGCATTATCTGAAGTGGCTGCGTGGGGATAAGGACGAGCCCCATGACAGAGCCTTTGTCTGGAACCTGCTGTGTTGCATCTGGGAAGTGGATTATCGGCCGAAGGAGGACTGACGCATGCTGAAAGACTTTCTGATAATTATCGGCGGCTCAACCTTATTAGTGGTGGCATTATTTTTGGGAATCGTCATATGCTCTGGAATTGAGAAATGGATCGGTCGATTAAGATACAACTATCGGATAAAGCATCGGTTCGATAAACCTCCTACTGCGAAATGCTATTGTGCGGATTGTAGACTGCACGATAATGCGTCGAAAAAGTGTTGCAAGTTCGATGGATGGTATACCGCAGATAATTGGTTCTGTTGGGATGCTGAACCTCGTAATAAGGAGGAAGCCTAATGCTACTTTGGTTAATTTGTCTGATATGGATATTTACCCAGATTGAAACGCCGTTCTGGGTGGTACTACTGGCTGTCCTCGGATACGGCTGGTACTGGCTTACTAAAAAGTGATGCTTTATATTTGAAAGGAGAAAAACAAATGAAAAATAAGAAAATCGTAATCAAGACGTTGTGTATTATTTTTGCTGCTTTGATGCTGCTCAGTGTCCTGTGCCTGTGTGCGGGTTGCGAACTCCCTGAGGACGGTACTCTGAATGACCGGGTCAACACTCAGCAGGCAGCAAAGGATCTTCAGACCAATCAGCCCACCCCTACCGACATTCAATACTCTCTCGAACGATATAACCTAATTCGTAGAGCTTATTGGGTAAATGGTCAGCGTGAAAAGGCGAACACTCTCCCTTGCGAGGTCCAGAAGCCTTTGGGTTATATTGTTCTGTTCAGCGGCAACACTGTTGTAGGCAGCTTTGTCGTTGATGGCAAAGTATCTAGCCTTAACAGTTACTTGACACCCGATAGCGAATATTACGAACGTGGTACCACGAACAACTGGGTTGCGGACATTGACGGCACCTATGGCGCAAACGATAACGGCATCTTCTTCACTCCGGATGGTAAGTATATCGAATGGACGGGCGCATACCTGTACTCTGATATTCCGTTCGAAGTCGACGATCCTGTTATTAAGATGGAGGTGAGCGACTGATGGGCGAGGATATTGTTGCAATTGTCGCGATTATACTTTGTGTACTTCTGTTCGCTGCATTCATCTTCTTCACCTGTACCCCCGCCGGCGTTGCCACATGGAACAATTGGTGGCATGGCGTTCAGAAGGCTGACGATAAAACCAATTACGACACTATTAAAAAAGTCGAGGACACCTGCCGAGCTATGATTGCTTCTTATGAGAGCGACAAGCTTACGTACGAGCAGTATAAGGACTCCGACAATGAAGAAAAGCAGAGTTGGGCAGAACAGGCCAAAATGCGTGCCAACAAGACTGCTATGGAGTATAACAATTATATTCTGAAGAATACGTATGTCTGGAAGGACAATGTTCCTAGTGATATTCGTATGAAGTTGGACATTATTGAATAAGGAGAAAAAACTATGGAACTGGTAAAAGTTGATACGATTCCAAAAGGTAGCTGGCGTAAGGCACAGCCCGGTAGCGTACAGCTTAAGGTTGAGGAATTCCTTGCGATGAACACGCCTTTTGCACGGGTGGACTATACTCGTGAGGAATATGGCTCGGCTGAGGGTTGTCGGCACTCTATGTCAGCCGCTTGCGAGAGATGCGGTTTCCCTGCATATGCGATGATGCGAAACGGAGAAGTGTATCTCGTGAGAACCGATATGGGAGCATTGATATTCTGAAAGGAGAAACAAATGTTTGATCTCATTGTACACGATAATAAGTCGGTCAAAGAGGCTGCCCTTATTCAAGCACAGGCTATCGAAAAGCAGGGTAAAATCATGCAGTCTATATCCGAGGCAGAGATCGAATCCAAAAACAGGGTTGATATTCCGTTGAGGGAGTACGAACAACTCAAGATGGAAAACGCATCGTTACGAGAGCGGTGTATGCACATGGAAGCCATCTTTAAGAGCATCTTCGAAATCGACCCGAAAACGATTGAAAGAATCGATGCGTCCAGCGTTCGTAAGCGTATGACGCACGACCCGCGTAGACTGGTAGATACGATTCAAGTTGAATTTGATATTCCATACTGCCACAAAAATTTCTGGTGAGGAGGTAACAGATGCTTAAGACTATTCTATTATGCATAGCTATGTTGTTATCCGGGGTTAGCATTGGTCTATCCCTCGTACAACTTATTTTCCGTAAACAGTTTGAGTGGTATGAGGAGGAGCATGATAAGTACATGGCTACGCTTCGTTGGATACGTGATATTCCGCAGCATTGTTGGTGCGATAGCGAATTCCTAAAGCACGTTGACAAGCTCATCAAAGATATTCTGAAACGGGAGGACGAGCCCGATGAAAAAACTGTATAAACGCTTCGTCCGGCATATCCGAGCCTGGAATAAGTGGAGAAAAGGATGTCTTAACAGTCGTCTTTACAAATTTCTAGTGCTTATTGGTTTCATAGTTTCGCCAACTCTCGAAATCCATAAAGCATGGTGTATGGAGGAATAAAAATGCCCGAGGACAGAATTATCGGTGTCGCCATTGACGTTGGTCTGATTCAAGAGGCATGGAAAAGAGTCGAGGCGAAACGTCTATTCAATAACCCCGATGTAATGGACAGCTTTGGCAAGGCGATATCCGATGCTGCTGACACAATATGGCGTATGCTTCGTGACTGGAACCTTAACAAGGAGGAGGACCAAGATGCGACGTAGAGGAACTTGGCTTACCTGTGATATTTGTCTGCAGGGTAGCGTGTTCTTGAAGAATCTCAACTACTACGACAAGAGCGGATGGAAGTACATTCGCCGTACCAAGATGGATATTTGTCCTAGGTGTGTCAAGGCTAAGGAGCGTTACGAAAAACAGCGTAATACCAAAATCACTTGGAGCGACCTGAGAGAACTTCTCTATATCGACCGAGCCATAGTGAAAGATATGCTTAGTTGACCACCACAATGCCCCTGTGAGGCTCTGGGAGGCGTTTTAAGCGGCTTTTATGATATTTAGGTATAGTTTTACCTGCGTGTCTTAGAAGCCCTTAGAGCGCCTCCTAACGCACAAAAAACACGTTCCATTATGAGGAAACTCATATTAATGAAAGGGGAACTAAAAACTATGAAATTCACTGTTATGGAAGAGCTGCCGAGAAAAAGAGAGTACAATCCGTTGGGCAAGTATCTGGAGGAATTCATACGAATGAACGTTAAGATCGCTAGAGTCGATTTTGACGGTCACGAGTATGCGAGTGCCAAGGTATGCCAGACGACATTGTATACATCTATCAAGCGGCGGGCACTTCCGGTAAAGACGAGCGTGAGAAACAACGAGGTCTATCTCATTAGAACCGATATGTGACACCTCAAAAAGAGGCTGAGTCTAACAAACTTGGCCTCTTGTTTTTTCGTAAACTAACGAATTTTCTGCCCACTTTTGCATTTTCGAAATGTGGGCATTTGGACAGAAAAAATGGGCGTTTTAAAAATTTTGGAGATTTGGGTAGCTTTTTGGGGCGGGTACGGACGAAAATTGGCGATTTTGGGTAAAATTCAAGCCCACTTGCCCACTTTGTGCCCACTTTTGGAAATGTGTAAAATGGGCACGGACGGGTTTGAAGAATAGGCTAAAAACGGTGAAAAAACACAATATATTGTGTATAAACGGCCATTTTTGAGGAAAAATCTGCTTGTGAAAAAATCTCTGCCCACTTGCCCACTTACTTTTCTATTTAAATGTGATAAAAAAATTAAATATTATATATAATTAGGCGAAATTGTTGGGAAAGTGGGCTTAAGCAAATTTTACTGACAAATGAGAGGAGCGACACTATATGGACAAGGCGTGTAAAGACATACACAAAGCGTACAAGGAGATGTTTGACAATTTCAAATCGCTCTATCCTCAGCTATCCAAGAAAGCCATCGGTTATCATCCTAATGGATATTTGTCAATTACTGTTTGGTTCGAGGATGGCGAGAAGATGGTGTATGACGACACCAAAAAGCAAGGACATTGGATACATTGATATTTTAGCAGTCAATCTAGCCGCGCGAAAAAAACATGGCCTTTTATGAAGAGAGAGATAAAAACGCCAATTCTAAAAACTTGGCACTCTCTTTTTCGTTTGCATTGATATTCTGAAAGGAGAGATTATCACATGCTCGAAAATAGGTTCAAAACCAAATTGGTAAATGAGCTTAGAGAAATGTTCCCTGGTTGTATCATCATCCATATGGACCCGAATGAGATTCAAGGCATTCCGGACCTATTGATATTGTACAACGACAGATGGGCAGCCCTCGAAGGTAAGAAGAATGCTGAGGCTTCCTGTCGTCCGAACCAGGGGTATTACGTTGAGCTTATGAACCGAATGTCTTTCGCGGCATTTATATTTCCCGAGAACAAGGAGGAGGTCCTTAATGAACTTCAAACCGCATTACGACCTCGTAGGTCAACACGCATTCTTAAGCGCCAGTAAGTATCACTGGATAAGCTACGACGAGGACAAACTCAGAGCAACTTTCAGTAACCATTTGGCAACTCTGAGAGGCACCGAGCTTCATGACTTTGCTGCTCATTGCATTCGTCTTCGCCAAAAACTTCCGAGGTCTAACAAGACTTTGAACATGTATGTGAATGACGCAATCGGTTATCAGATGATTCCTGAGCAGCCCCTCTTCTTTTCAGAGAACTGCTTCGGTACAGCTGACGCTATCTCTTTTAAGAATGGATTGCTGCGAATTCACGACCTTAAAACCGGCGTAACTCCCGCACATATGGAGCAGCTCAAAATTTATGCTGCCCTCTTCTGTCTGGAGTACAATGTCAAGCCTGGTGAAATCGATACTGAGCTTCGAATTTACCAGTTCGACGACGTTGATATTTGCGAACCCGCGGTAGACGAGATTCTACCAATCATGGACAAGATCATTACCTTTGACAAACTAATTAACAAAATAAAAACTGAGGAGGGATAATTCATGGGCTACCAACCTAATCCGCCGTTGGACGAATTGGAGCTGTACCACTATGGCATAGCCGGTCGTTCCGGTAGATATCCTCACGGTTCTGGCGAAAACCCTCATCAGCATTGTGGCGACTTTCTTAGTCGAATTGACAAGCTTAAGAAAGATGGTTTGAGCGAAACCGAGATTGCTAAGTCTTTGGGCTTGACTACTACACAGTATCGAGTTCAGAAGGCTTTGGCTAAGACTGAGCGAAGAGCGCATGAAGTCGAGCAGGCAAAAGCTTTGAGAGAAAAAGGATATTCTCTTAACGAGATTGCTGAAAAGATGGGTTACAACAATGACTCGTCTATTCGTTCGCTTCTGAATGAAAACTCTGAAGCTCGTATGAATCTGGCTCAGTCTACAGCAGACTTCCTCAAACAGCAAGTTACTGAAAAGGGCATGATTGACATCGGTGCTGGTGTTGAGCGTGAGCTTGGTATCTCTACCGAAAAGCTTAATCAGGCTCTTTATATTTTGGAGCTGGAAGGTTATCCCGTTTATGGCGGTGGTGTACCTCAGGCCACCAATCCTGGCAGACAGACCAACCTCAAAGTGCTGTGCCCTCCTGGTACAGAGCATAAAGAGATTTATAATTCCGAGAACATCCATTCTGTTGTGGATTACACCACTCATGATGGCGGCGTGACCTTTGATAAATTTGTGTATCCTAAGAGCATGGATTCCAGCCGTATCAAGGTCCTGCTTGCGGATGATATTGGTACTGATGGTCGTCCTGCTAGAGAGAAAGACGGTGTTGTGGAAATCAGAAGAGGCGTAGATGACCTCTCCCTTGGTAACTCCAGCTATGCGCAGGTCAGAATCCTTGTGGATGGTAACAAGTACATCAAGGGTATGGCTATGTACTCCGACAACCTTCCCGATGGCGTCGACCTCGTGTTCAACACTAGCAAGACCGACCCTGCCAAAGCCCTTAAAAAGATAAAGGAAGACCCTGACAATCCGTTCGGCTCCCTTATCAAGGCAAACGGTCAGAGCTACTACATTGACAAAGATGGTAATAGACAGCTGTCGCTTATCAATAAGCGTGCTGAAGAGGGCGACTGGGATGAATGGGGCAATGCCCTTCCTTCTCAGTTCTTGTCCAAGCAGCCCATGCAATTGATAAATAAGCAGCTTGGTCTCGCCGCTGCCGACAAGCAGGCAGAGTTCGATGATATTTGCTCTTTGACCAACCCCACCGTAAAAAAGGTTCTGCTTCAGTCTTTCGCTGATGACTGCGATTCCGCAGCTGTTCACCTTAAGGCGGCAGCACTACCTAGACAGCGTTATCAAGTCATCCTTCCTATTACCTCTATGAAGGATAACGAAGTGTATGCTCCCAACTTCAAAGATGGTGAGCAGGTAGCTCTCGTTAGATATCCTCATGGCGGTACTTTTGAAATCCCTGTCCTGACTGTTAATAACAAGCAGGCTGAGGCTAAGAGCAGACTGGGCAATGCATTAGACGCAGTTGCTATCAATAGCAAAGTAGCAGCCCGTCTGTCTGGTGCCGACTTTGACGGCGATACCGTAATGGTCATACCTACTGGAGGTAAAGTCAAGATTAAATCTACCAATCCCCTTAAGGGTCTTGAGGGATTTGACCCCATCATGGAGTATGGCGGTAAAGAAGACGGTACCTTCAAGCGTATGAAGAATACTCAGACCGAGATGGGTAAGATTTCTAACCTCATCACGGACATGACTCTAAAGGGTGCTGGCCCTGATGAACTGGCTAGAGCTGTTAGACATAGCATGGTTGTAATCGATGCCGAGAAACATGGCCTCGACTATAAGCAGAGCGAAGTCGACAATGGCATAGCTGCTCTTAAGCGTAGATACCAAGGCACTACCGATGCTGATGGTAGATACCATGAGGGTGCTGCAACTCTCATCTCTAGAGCTAAGTCTGAAACCTCTGTTCTCAAGAGAAAAGGACAGCCCTGGATTAATGAAACCACTGGTGAAATCGAGTGGGAGAGAACCAACCCCAAGACTGGCGAGTTCGAAAGTAAGATCCTTCGTGAGGAATACGTTGACAAGAAGACTGGTAAGACTAAGGTCCGCATGCAGGCAAGCACTAAGATGGCGGAAACCAAGGATGCTAGAACCCTGTCCTCTGGCACTCCCCAAGAAGAGGCCTATGCTAAGTATGCTAATGAGATGAAGTCTCTTGCTAATAAGGCTCGACTGGAGATGGTTAATAGCGGTAAGGTAGCATACTCTGCTGCCGCCAAAGCTGCTTACCAGCCTGAAGTAGAGTCTCTAATGGCTAAGCTCAACGTATCTCTTATGAACGCCCCCCGTGAACGTCAGGCTCAGACCATGGCTAACGCTATAGTGCAAGCCAAGAAAAAAGACAATCCCGATATGACAAAGGGCGAGCTTAAGAAGGTAGCCCAACAGGCCCTTACTGCATCCCGGGCATCTGTTGGTGCAAAGCGTACCTCTATCGACATCACTGATCGTGAGTGGGACGCTATTCAAGCCGGTGCTATAAGTGAGAATAAGCTGTTCCAGATCCTCAATAATGCAGATATAGACAAGGTAAGAGAAAGGGCTACTCCTAGAACCCGAACCAACCTTAGTCAGGCTAAGATTAACCGGATTCGTTCTATGAACCTTTCCGGCTATACTAATGCCCAGATTGCCGAAGCTCTCGGTATCTCTGCGTCCACTGTTGTAGCACATTTGAAATGAAAGGAGTGAACTGTAAATGGCCAGAGTGGCGTTAACAACTTTTGATAACCCATACAATCCTTTCGAACAGTTCGACTCTTGGAACCGTTTCGATATGGAACACGATTATTGCACTTGTGCTTACTTAGGAAGAATTGCTCGAACTTCTGATCAGTTTACTGAACAAGAAAACGAATCCGAAATCGAAAGAGCAATAGATGAGATCATCAAATACGATTTCAGAAACATCTACAAGAAAGTCTACGACAATAGTGTAGACACAAATCCTCTGAGAGAGTAAGACCATAGGGGGAGGGTCGCCGAAAAAGCACCCCCTCCCCAAAT